ATAAACCGTACGGTAGGAAGCCTGAGAGCCTATAGCAATGCCTATAGCCATATCGAAAGATTCTTGCAGGCGCAATACAAGCTCTCCGATATTCCGTTTTCTGCGTTGGACCGTTCTTTCATTGACAAGTATGATTTGTATCTCCGGACGGAACGTAACCTCGCTCCCGGAACAATCATCAACCTGACCGTCCAACTGAAAACCATTGTCGGAGAGGCCATTGCTGACGGTATTATTACCGCCAGCCCGTTCATGGGCTACGAGCCGGTGCGCCCGAAGCACGTGCAGAAATATCTCACGGCAGAAGAGTTGCACAGGATTATGACCACCCCGCTTCACAGGCAGACCCTCTATCATGTCCGTGACATGTTCCTTTTTTCCTGTTTTACCGGCATTCCATACGGAGATATGCGCCTGCTGACAAAGGACAACCTATGCCTTGCGGAAGATGGAATATGGTGGATCAAGAGTGCCAGGCAGAAAACCAAGATAGAATTTGAGATTCCTCTTTTGGATTTACCGTTGCAGATTCTGAAGAAATATAGCGGTACAGCTCCCGGTGACAAGCTGCTGCCGATGTATTGCAATTCCACGCTGAACCTCTACTTGAAAGAGATTGCCCGAATCTGCCACATTGACCGTCCGTTGGTCTTCCATGCAGGACGGCATACATACGCAACGGAAATCACACTCTCTCATGGGGTCCCCCTTGAAACGGTCAGCAGGATGCTCGGCCATAGTCAGATAGAGACCACACAAATCTACGCGAAAGTGACCGATGAGAAGATAGACGCCGACACCAAGGCATTGAACCGAAAAATTTCGGAGCGTTTTTCTGTCGTCATTTAATAACCTTTTAAATGGAAAGAATATGGAAAAGAATACTGAAAAACAGAATGTCAAACGACGCAGCACTTTTGCCGTGCTGTTTTATATTAACCGCACGAAAGTGCGAAAGGACGGAATGTGCCAGCTATTGTGCAAGGTGAGCATTGATGCCGAATGGGCACAGATAGGGACCAAAGTCTCTGTCAATCCGGGCATCTGGAATCCGGAGAAAGGCCGTGCCAACGGAAGGAGCGAGAATGCCGTTACCGTGAACCGTGCCATAGATGACCTGACACGTGAGATTGCCGGACATTATGAGCGGATAAGAAACAGCCTGGGGTTCATCACGGCTGAACTGGTCAAAAACGCAGTCAAGGGTATCGGACAGAAACCGCTTACCCTGCTGGCTCTTTTCAGGGAGCATAACGAGGAGTTCAGGAAACGGGTCGGGATAGACCGCATACAGGAAACATACGACTCCTATCAGCGTTCCTACAAGCATCTTTCCGCTTTTGTCCGGGAAAAGAAAGGCGTGGAAGATGTGACGCTGCGAAGCCTTGACCGGACGTTTTATGACGATTTCGAGGTATTCCTGCGGACTGACCGCAACCTGAAACCCAAAAGCGTGCATGAACACCTGTACCGTTTGAAAAAGCTCACGATGCGGGCTGTGAGCCAGGGCACGTTGCGACGCGACCCTTATTGCCGCCTGCATCCCGAACTGCCCAAAAGGAAGAGCCGCCACATGAAACTGGAAGACCTTAAAACACTCATGACCACTCCGGTGGAGAAACCGCAACTGCAATTCGTGCGGGATATGTTCATCTTTTCAACCTTTACCGGACTGGCGTATGCGGATCTGAAACGGCTTTCGGACAAGGACATCACGCAGGCCGGCGACGGCACATGGTGGATTCATATCCACCGGAAAAAGAGCGATACGCTCTCTTCTGTCCGTCTGCTGGATATTCCTCTTCAAATCATAGAGAAATACCGCGGCCAAAGAAGCGGAGACAAGGTGTTCAATATTTATGCCCGCGGGTATTTTATCCTGTTGACTAGGGAATTGGGGCAGGTATATGGTTTTGATTTGACCTTTCACCAGGCCCGGCATAATTTCGGTACCCACATCACCCTTTCGCTCGGCGTTCCGATAGAGACGGTAAGCCGGATGATGGGACATACCTCTATTTCCACCACGCAGATTTACGCGCAGGTTACGGACACGAAAGTGGACGAGGACATGAAACGGTTGAGGTCCACAGGTTTCGGAAACAGGATAGACCTTTGCGAGGAGGATTTCACCGTCAGGAAAAAGCGGAAAATAAAATCACCGGCTGTATGAAATGGAAAACGGAGAAACTGCCCGGCTGACAGCAGGCAGTTTCTCCGTGCTTGATTAAAGAAGCAGTACTATACCCAGCGCTGTTCCTCCCGGCACCGTTTGTAGGCATCGTCCAGTATTTTCATGATATCGGACTCTTTATAGAGTGCCTTCCCTTGCACCAGATAGTAAGGGATTACACCGAATGTACGGTATTCCTGCAATGTACGCCTGCTTACCCGCAGGACTTTGGAAAGTTCCTCGTCCGTAAGGAAACGTTCACCGTTGAAGAGTGATCTCGGTACATCCTCCATTACTGAAAGCATCCTCTCCATTTTCTCCAGTCCCTGGAACATCACGTCAATGCGTGGGTCTTTCTTGTCTATAAAATGATAGCTCATAATTTGCTCTTTATTAAAGGGTGGTAACTCAATTCCAATAATCTCCGTATATCTTCCGGTTTGTAGAAAAGCTTGTTCTTGATGCGACTGAAAGGAAGGAGACCTTTGGCACGATACGCCTGAAGGGTCTTTTTGTTGATGCGGAGTACGTCGCACACCTCCTGGTTGTCCAGCCAGTTTTTCAGGCCGAGATCCTCGACCGGACGGCACAGGCGTGTCACCCGGTCCTCAAATTCGCAAAAACGGACACGCAGTTCTTCAAAAGTCTGTTTGTCAATACATACAAGTTCCATATTCTTTCATTTATATTAATTTTCCATCTGTTTTTTCAGTCTCGCCGGCAAACGCCTGCCCTTTTGGTTGAGGAACGCCTCGACCTCGGAGGACTTGTAATAGGTACGCCCGTCTATCATGTAATAGGTCACGAGTTTCTTCTGGCGGTACCGCGCGAGAGTGCGTTTGGTAATGCCGAGCAGCTCGCACATGTCCTGGTTGTCCAGCAGCTTGTCTCCGTCAAGCGCGGAGGTCTGGCGGTTCATACGGCTCAGCCTGTCTTCAATCCTGTCGAACCTTTCCATAATCTGATGAAGCATCATCTGGAAGGTCTCACGGTCTGTCTGTATCATAATACGGTCTGTCTTTAAAGTGTAAATAATTGACTGGTTACACCTTGTCGCGCAACAGGTTATATTATGATATAGGGCTAACGGCGTGCCAATGGCTCTGTATTTCACGAAATGACATAGCTATTCCGTTGAAATACAGTATAATAAAAAATAAAGGAGAAATATTTGATGGGAAATTAACCTTGCAGGATGCAAGGATTCTCGCAATCTGCAAGTTACATCCTGCAAGGATTACGATAAATCAGACGGCAGATGCCACCAGGCAGGACAACGGCCTTGTGTAACTGCCATTGCCGGACGGGAAAGATGGCCTGTATGGAATTCCCTTTGCCGGCGGAATAAGGAAAAAGGTAGATAATAAATTCTTCCACAAGATTGTAATGGAAGAGGCCACGCAGGAGATCCAATGTTTCTGCATCAGAAACTTCTGCTAGGTAGATAAAGGAATCGCCTTTAGTGTCTTTTTCACAAAGAAGGTCTAGTATGTAATAGGGTAAAATCCGGGCATCACAACGCTCCCGCCAACGGGCAAAACCTTTCCTGTGGTTCATTACCCATCGCATCAGCACGTTGTCGGTTTCCGGCAGGAAGCCGTCCAGTGTCATCGCCGTTACAGCTTGGACTTTTGGCATAAATTCTGTTTTGATACCGGACCGTAAGCCGTCAAAAAAAGAAGCGTGCAAACACGCTACTTCTAATGGAGGCTCTGGAATGCCTTTGAAAGGAATAGGTGAATGCACGCTATGCGTAGGCATAGCATAAGCAATCACGCAATAGTTCCTTTCAATGTTAATTTTCCAGATTCCCATTAGAAACACCTTGCGGTCTTATGTCATATACAGTCAGCAATTGTCTTAGAGACAATATGTCGATTTTTCTCTATTTGTTTGCAAATGTACACATATTCAGTGAGATTTGCACTAACGGCAGGCTCATTTTTATTTCACCCCGTATTTCTTCATCTTCCGGTACAGTGTTGCTGGGTTGATGTTCAGCAGTGCGGCAGCCTGTTCCCGGTGTCCGTTGCAAGTTTTAAGAGCATTGATAATATTTATTTTCTCCAATGACTCATCCTTCAACGGCTGAATTGCCGGGGAGTGCGTATCTCCACTTTGGCGGATCTCAATATCCAATCCTTCCATATCCAGCATCGGAGTCTCCGCAATCAATACAGCACGTTTGATCCGGTTCTGTAAGTCCCGGACATTGCCCGGCCATGAATAGGTAAGCATCCTGCGCTTGGCATCTTCCGTAAAGCCTTGTGTTTCCCTTTTCAGTTCTTTCGAATGGCGTTCACGGAAAAACTCAGCCAAAGGGATGATGTCTTCCGGACATTCCGCCAATGAAGGCTGACGTATCT